GCTGGCAGTTGGAGATGTAAACGATAAATATTCCACTTATCCATCTAATGGACTGACACCAAGAAGGCTTGCAAGAATCTTTAGAGCTGCGGATGGGGGAGATGTATTTGAGCAGATGGAACTCTTCGAGGAAATGGAAGAGAAGGATACACACCTGTTTTCACAGCTTCAGACAAGAAAACTTGCTGTCACTGGACTTGACTGGGAAGTTCAACCGTTCAGTGATGATGAGAGAGACAAGGAGATTGCGGAGTTTATTAATGAGCAGCTGAAGGGAATTGAGAATCTGGATGCCATATTCATTGACATGCTCGATGCCATTGGTAAGGGGGTGAGTGTCATGGAGATTGAATGGGGACTGGATTCAAACTTGGCAAATATTATCGAAAATATTGAGTATGTGTACCCGAAGAAATTAATTTGGGATTTTCAGACAGATGAAATGAAAATATGCACAAAAGAGTTCCCGTCAGGAATGTCACTTCCGGAAAATAAATTTGTGGTACATAAGTACAAGGCAAAGTCGGGACATACGAGCAGGGCAGGAATCCTCCGTGTTGTTTCATGGATGTATTTGTTTAAAAATTATGATGTGAAGGATTGGGTGGCATTTTGTGAAGTGTTTGGGATGCCGCTCCGACTTGGAAAATACAATGCGGCTGCTTCGGATGATGATAAAAAGGCTTTAATGGAGGCAATTTACAGTCTGGGAACTGATGCAGCCGGAATTATACCGGATTCCACCATAATTGAGTTCATTGAAAGTCAGAAAACAACAAGTGTTGAAATTTATGAGAAACTTGCAAGATACTGCGATGAACAGATCAGCAAAGCTGTTTTGGGACAGACACTATCATCTGATTCGGGAGGATCTTATGCACAGGGGAAAGTCCATAACGAGGTCAGACATGATCTTACAGTCGGAGATGCAAAGGCATTGGCTGTGACAGTCAGGAGAGACATTATCAGACCACTGGTAGAGTATAACTTTGGATATGACGCGGATGTTCCATTTTTTACTTTTGACTGCCAGGAGGCAGAAGATCAGAAAGAAACAGTAGAAATTTATAAGACATTGGTTTGTGATATGGGACTTGAAATACCAAAGAACCATATATATAAAAAATTTAACATACCAAAACCTGAAGACGGGGAAGAGGTTCTCAACCCAAGACTTGTAACAGAGACAAGAGAGCCGTATCTGCCAGAAGATGAAGGTGATGAGAAGAGTCTGAAGGAGGAAATCGGACAGACAGAGCAGGAACAGATTGATTTAATGGCAGTTGAAGCGCAGAAACAGGCAGAAAATGCATTTCATGAAATGCTGAAGCCTATTCTTAATATGCTTGACAAAACGGATGATCTGGAAACGCTCAAGGAAGTGCTGAAGGACAAAAATGAAATCAAAAAGCTCTATGAGCAGATGGATTCACCAGAACTTGAAGATATTCTTCATCAGGCTATTTATCTGTCAGAACTGTTGGGAAGGAGCATGGAATGAAAAAAGCTGAATATGGACTCACAGGTGACTTCATATTCAAGGAGGCTGTTGAGTTCCTGAAGAAAAAGATACCGCTGAAATTGGGGGAATATAGAGAAATCAGTGATGAGTGTAAGGGAAAGGCTTTTACAGTATCAGGATACACAAGCCTTGAAGTGCTTCAGAAATTTCTTGATGAGCTGACAGAGGCTTGTGAACAGGGGAAGACAAAGAAGGACTTTATGGATACCATGAATGACTTTCTGGAAAGGAATGGATACGAAGGATTGAATCCCTTCAATGCAGATGTGATCTTCAGAACCAACATGCAGACTGCTTATAATGCAGGTCATTATAAAAGCATGACCAATCCTACAACCAAAAAATTGAGACCCTTTTGGAAATATATCACAGCAGGAGATGGAGAGGTCAGAGAATCACATGCACAGATGGAAGGAAGGATATATCCAGCAGATGATCCTATATGGGATATCTGGTATCCACCTAATGGGTTCCGGTGCAGATGTACAGTAGTAAGTCTGACAAAAAGTCAGGCGGAAAGGGAGAAAGAACATATCAGCAAGGGTCTTCCTTATAATGTGGATCATTCCACAGGAGAAATCCTGTACCAGTTTCCAGATAAAGGATTCTCAAATAATCCTGCAAAAGATAGCTGGAAACCGGATCTGACAGGAATAGATTCCAATTTGAAGAGTGCATTCAGGGAGAGACAACAGAAAAATAATGCCAAAACAGGATAAGCTGTTTTGAGCAAATTGGTATCTGCTATGGTAGGAATTTCCATTAAGGAATAGAAAACACCGTTATAACGCGTTATAACGCTATCAGAAAGGCAAATAAAGAGGAGTTGATGATATGAACAAAATTATTGTGTGTTCTGGCAACACAGTTGGTGTTGTCGGGGTGCCAAAAGAAATTAAGATTCTTCCTCTTGGTCTCGTCCATTCGCAGAAAGGGGATTTCAGAGTGGATGATGAGAGTGTGGAACTGATAAGACAGCAGTTTAAAGATCGAAAGCTTGATTTAGTAATTGATTATGAGCATCAGACGCTGAAGGACATTCAGGCTCCTGCCGGTGGATGGATCAAAGATATCTATAAAGGTGATGATGCTGTTATAGCTAAGGTTGAGTGGACACCAAGAGCTGAAGAGTATTTAAAAAACAAAGAGTATAAGTACCTATCACCTGTTGTAATGGTGAGAAAAAAGGACAGAAAAGCAATGGCAATTCATTCCGTTGCCCTGACCAATACACCAGCTATTAATGGAATGTTTCCTATGGTGAACTCCATTGATATAAATAATATTAATGAAAACGAGGAGGAAATAAAAATGGACTTAAAAGAGTTAGCAGTTATGCTTGGACTTCCTGAAACTGCAACAGAGGATGAAGTGAAGGAAGCAATCTCTGCTGTAAGAAAAGCCGTTGAGGACAAAAGAAAAGCGGATCAGCAGAAACCCGAAGAGAAGATGGGGCAAAATGTAGATAAAGGCGAGCCTGGTTGTGAACCGGTAGCAAATTCGATTGTGCTTTCCCTTCTTGGTCTGGAGGCGAATGCCAGGACTGAGGATGTAGCAGCTGCTGTTATGGCATTGAAGGCAGGAGGAGCTGATGCAGAAATACTTGAACTCAAAAGAGAATTAAAGGAGCGAAATGCAGACGATCTCGTTCAGATGGCACTCAAAGATGGCAAGATCACAGCTGCACAGAAGGAATGGGCAAAGGCATATGCTCTTAGTGATAAAGAGGGATTTAAGTCCTTTTTGGATAAGGCTCCTGTTGTGGTTCCGCAGGGCAGGCTTGATTTAAAAGACGCACCAAAGAGTGAACAGATGGAATATGATACCGCCATCCTGAAGAATTGTGGTATCTCTGAAGAGGATGTTAAAAAATATTTTAAAGGGGAGGCATAATTCATGGACAGAGCGGGAAATGAAAAACTTAATGTAATGGGATTACAGATCCCGGTAGCAGCAAATACAACAATTACAGAGGCTTGTATGGTAGCAATTAATTCCGACGGATACGCAGTGGAGGCTTCAAAAACCGAAGGTATTAAGGTGGCAGGATGCGCAATGAGATATACAGAGAACGCAGGTGCAGACGGAGAGGAAATGGTTCCGGTAAGAAGAGGGGCTTTCGTCTGGAACAATGACGGATCAATCGAGAACACAGATATCTTGAAGGATTGTTATGTATCAGATGCACAGACAGTAACCATCACCGCAGCAGGTTCCAGCAAAGCAGGAGTGATCCTTGCTGTTGAGGACGATGGTGTCACAGTAGAAATGTTATAGGAGGAAAAGAAATGTTTGTAAACCAGGCAAATTTGAGAGGGCTTAATGTAACGTTTTCAACCGCTTACAATAAAGCCTTTGACGGAGTAAAGACCAATTATGAGAAAATTGCAACAACTGTTCCAAGTACAACGGCAGAGACCGACTATAAATGGCTCGGTCAGCTGCCACAGATGAAAGAATGGGTTGGAGAAAGGGAAATCCAGAAGATGGCTGCGTACGGATACAGCATCAAGAACAAAAAGTTTGAGATGACTGTTTCTGTTCCGAGAGATGATATTGAGGATGATCAGTACGGAGTATATACTCCATTATTTTCTAACATGGGAGAAGCAGCCGCAGAACATCCGGACACCCTTGTATTTGAGACAATGAAGAAAGGATTCACAGAAAAATGCTATGATGGAAAGCCATTCTTCGCAACAGATCATCCGTCAGGAGAAGGTGGAAAGACACCAACAAGCAATATGTCACACTTGAAACTTTCTACAGATTCTTATGAGGCAGCACGTACTGCAATCATGAGTGTAACTGGAGACAAGGGAAAGAGTCTCAATCTGGTTCCTGATCTTCTTGTGGTAGCGCCTGCAAATGAGAAAATGGCAAGATTGATCCTCAAAGCAGACCAGATTGAAGGAACAACCAATGTATATAAGGATACAGCGGAATTATTGGTTGCGACTGAACTTGCAGACAAACCGGATGCATGGTTTCTCTTATGTACCAATAAATTCCTGAAGCCGTTCATCTTCCAGAAGAGAAAACCAGTGGAACTGACGGCTTTAACAAGGAATAATGATGAAAACGTGTTCATGAGGGATGAGTTTGTCTGGGGAGCTGATGGACGTTCTAATGCAGGGTATGGTTTCTGGCAGATGGCATATGGATCGGATGGAACT